TATTCTTCAAGATGCAAACTGCGAATCGTAACCAAGTAAGAGTATTAGCACAAAACCCTAACCTATCAATTGTTATTGAAACTAACAATGGTAGTGAAAACGGAGCCGCTCGTTGGTTCTTGATGGGCCAAGTAAACGGAGCTCAGTTATTGAGTGGTACCAGCGCAACTGGAACTGCATTCAGTGATTTGAACGGTTACAACTTGGTATTCTCAGGAAACGAACCAAATCCAGCTTCAGAAGTTAGTGGTTCAGCTACTTCATTCATTGGTTCTTTAAGCGGTATTACAATTACCTCTTATTCAGGATCTCTTTAATCTTAAAAACAAACCAAAAGGGGGTTGCACTATTGTGTTAACCCCCTACTTGGTTGAAAGTAAACTATGCTCCAACTAAACGTTTCTTCCACAACAAATTCAAGTGCGGTTTACCCTGACGTAACAGCATCACTTGGTACTACTCAAGTGTTACTTGAATTTACCCAATCCTACGATTTTTCTACGAAGGGTAATGTTATTGCTAATTTAATTAATACACCAAGTGCTACAAATCCTTGGTTAGTATTTCAAGTATCAGGTTCAACATTACCAACTGCATCAGGACAATATAATGTTAAAATTTATGAATTTACTCAAGCAGCTACTTTATTAACTTGGGCAACACAAAATACATTATGGAATGCTACTTCTAATACTTGGGATGGTTCAGGAGCATTAGTTAAAACACAATTATTGTCAACTGACAGAGCATTTATTTCAGGTAGCAATCAGGTATCTACAACCACATATTTATTACCAGCAAACGGAGGTAAATACACTACCTATAACTACCCATAACAATGAGTAAAAAATATACATTTAAAACTATTCCACGCAACAATGATACTAATGCAAGAATTAGTATGATTGAACGTAAAAACCAATTTTATATTAGTTTTGGTGCTGATAATGGTTTTCCAAACAAATTAATTGATTTGATGAACTATTCATCAATTCACGGAACTTGTATTAACGCAACAGTTGACTCAATTATTGGTAATGGATTAACAACAACTAATCCAGAAACCCTAGATTTTGCTAACTATGAAAATGAATCGTGGAACGATATTTTCAAGAAAGTAGCTAAAGATTTAAAACTATTTGGTGGATTTGCTTTAGAGATTATTTGGAGCAAAGACAGAACTAAAATAGCAGAAGTATATCATATAGATTTTTCATACTTGCGTGCTAAAGAGAAAAACTTTAGAGGCAAAGTACCAGGTTATTATATTTGGGATGAATGGAATGGTATTAACTCATATGTTAACCAATCATTAACTGATATTCCATACTTACCAGCATATAATCCTAATAAAAAACAAGATGAACCTTCACAGGTTTATGTTTATCAATCATACCGTCCAGGTATGAAATACTATCCAGTACCTGATTATGTAGGTGCTTTAAAAGTAATTGAATTAGATGCACAAATTGATAATTTCCACCTTAACAACATTAGTAATGGGGTTGTACCTAGTTTGGCTATTACTACATTCACTAATGCCAACGAGGAAGAAAGAGAAGCAATTGAAATAATGCTTCGTAACCAATATGGTGGAACAGAAAACGCAGGTAGCTTAATTTATATGGACGTCGATAGTCCAGAAAATGCACCAGTCATAACCCCAATCGCCTCTAATGGAACAGATGTTTACTATACAACTATAAACGACTTAGTAACACAGAAAATATTAACAGCTCACCGTATTACCTCCCCTATGATGTTAGGTATTAAAACCGAAGGTCAATTAGGTGGTAGAACAGAAACTAGCGAGGCATATTTGTTATTCACTAACACAGTAATTAAACCATTTCAACAAGCAATCCTAGATTGTTTTGATGAGATTTTGAAAATTAATTTTGGTAACGATTATGTTTTAGGTATTCAACAATTAAACTTATATAGTGATAGTGAGGAAGTTGTTGATGTAGTAACAGGACAAGATAGTGAGGTAGGAGAAGATAATATGTTAGAGGCACAAATTGAACGTGCTGATGTAGTAAATTCACCAAACGTAAATCAACAAGGAACAACACAACCAATTAACTAAAAACTTTAAAATATAAAACTATGTCAATCACAGTCATCAGCGGAACCACACCCGCAAGTACAGGACAAATAGCCACTCCAGCAACTACTAACTTTCTTATTACGTTTGTTTCAAGTAGCTATTTAAACACTTATGTATCATCTTCAGCTACTGCCTCATTAAGATCAGCAGCTATTACAGCATTTTCCGTAGACGGAATTAGAGTTGTATTCTCTTCAGGTTCAGTAACTCAATCAAATACACCTGACACAATTTTTATTAATAATGTACCATTTGCTACTAGTGCTGCTAACTTTACAGCTACTGCCTCTTTAGTATTTAATGCATCTGCTTCAGCTGCTAATAGTGCTACAGCATATTCAGCATTACAAGGTATTTCATCATCAGTTTCATCATCAACTGGATTGTTGTTCTCTGTTGGAACATCAGCTAGCTACGATAATGCTTATAATTTGAATACCCAATACACAGCAGTATCAGGTAGTACAACACTTACTTTTGGTGGTGCTACAATGTTTGGACCAGCTGGTTCAGGTAAAGTAACTTCAGGTGGACCTTGGACTCAAGTTTTAGCAACTGCTGATGCTCAAGTAATTCTTTCAGGTTCAGCATTAGGTGAAGCTGCTTTTACTTTATCAAAAGGAACTACCTTTAGTACAGGAAGCGGATTAATTCAAGCAATTACAGTTGTTAACCCACAAGGTACTGTAGTAGCATCTTAACAAACTAAAAACAAAGACAATGACTGATGTATTCATTATCAGTGAAGAAAACCTACGTCAATTCACTGACATAAACAATAACGTAGATAGTAAATTACTGAAGAACGCTGTTCGGGAAGCACAGGACATTGAAATGCAGCGTATTTTAGGTACTAAATTATATGAAGCTATTTTAGCTAAAATTAAAACTAATACCTTAGCAGGTGACTATCAGTATTTAGTATTAAATTGGGTTCAAAATGCCTTATTATATGCTGCTTACTATTATGCTTTAGAGGACATTTATGTTCGTCCACGTAACAATGGTTTGTTATCACCAACAGGTGGTGAAAATAGTGAGAAAGTAGATGGTACTTGGTATAATCGTAAACGCCAATCTGTTGAAAATAAAAAACAATTTTATGAAGAGCGTTTAACTAATTATTTAATTCAAAAACAAGGATTATATCCAGAATTAAATGGTAACGTAGAACTTCAACAAATGTATCCTGATTTTGGAGTACAATATAAATCTCCTATTGTAATGAGACGTAATGGAAGAGGTTACCATGCAGGTCAAGCTCGTGAGTGTGGTTTACCAATTTATGATTCTCGTTATCCTCAGTTTCCTCAATACCCTTACAGGTCGTATCAAAACAATGTATCTAATTTTTAAAATATAATATGGGACGTAATTTAGCCAACCTCTACATTAGTGAATCATTCCAATTTTTAACACAAATAAGCGGAAGTGAACTACAAACGGGTTTAGGAACAACAATCACAGGTAGCTTACTTATAACTGCCTCAAAAGCCGATACAGCAACTACTGCCTCGTATGTATTAAATGCTGTAAGTGCCTCGTATAGTAACGTAGCTACATCAGCTTCATATGCCTTGGTGTCTACAAGTAGTTCGTTTGCTACAAACGCTACTAATACTTCTACTGCGAGTATAGCTACATCAGCATCGTATGCTGTAAGTGCCTCACAAGCACAAAACGCTGTTACAGCATCGTTCGCTTTAAATGTAACACCTATTAACACAGGTTCATTTGTTACTACAGCGTCTATAAGCAACGCAACTACAACATTCACTAAAGGTGATGGTTCAACGTTTGCTATTACAGCTAATAACGTAGTAAACGCTAATAGTGCGAGTGTAGCTACTTCAGCATCATATGCTTTATCAGCTTCACAAACACAAAACGCTGTTTCGGCATCATTTGCTACTACAGCATCATTTGTTGCTAGTGTTATTTCAGCATCATATGCTTTATCAGCTTCACAAGCACAAAATGCTACTACAGCTTCATTTGCCTCAACTATAGCAGACGGGTTAAGTCCTACATTTGCTAACGTAACAGCCTCTAATGTATTGATTACAGGTACAGCAAGTGTTAATGTATTAGTTACAAATATAGTTTCATCATCAGTAATTTTTACCTCAGGTTCAAATCAATTAGGTGATAGCCCAACATTAGATACTCAAACATTATTTGGTTTAGTTAAAGTTACTGGTTCATTACAAGTTACTGGTTCAGCAGATTTTGCTAATGGGTTAACAGGTAGTTTATTAGGTACAGCATCATTTGCTACTTCATCATCCCAAGCGGCTAATGCTACATCAGCTTCTTTTGCTTCAACATCAGTAAGTTCATCATTTGCTACAAATGCTATTTCAGCATCAAATTCTGTATCATCATCTCAAGCACAAAATGCTGTTTCTTCAAGCTATGCTTTAACAGCATCGTTTGCTTTGAATGTAACACCTATTAATACAGGTTCATTTGCTACTACAGGTTCAAATACGTTTATAGGTAATGAAACGATTTCTGGTTCATTAAACGTATCTGGTTCAGTAACAGGTAACGTATTAGGTAATAATACAGATACATTTACAAGTTCACCAGCTGTTCAACAAGTAGTAACATTAACACAAGCAGAATATAACGCAATTGGTTCACCAAATGCTAACACATTATATATTATATCAGGTTCTGCTCCATTTAATTCATCTGTTTTTGCAACTACAGGTTCAAATACATTCATTGGTAACCAAACAGTAACAGGTTCAGTAACAGCAACATTAGGATTTACAGGCTCAGTATTAGGTACTGCCTCTTTTGCTACTACTGCTTCATTTTTATTAGGTTCAATAGCAAGTGCTTCATATGCTTTATCAGCATCTTATGCTTTAAATTCTACTTCAGCTTCATTTGCTACTAATGCTTTGTCATCAAGTTATGCTGTAAGTGCCTCTCAAGCACAAAACGCAGTTAGTGCCTCATACGCACCTTCAACAGCCGCTTTCCCTTATACAGGTTCAGCTATTATAAGTGGTAGTTTAACAGTAACTGGTTCAGTTAATATTACAGGAAGTGATTTAACAATAGCTAATGGAAGTAAATTAGTAGGACACGATATTAATGCTGCCGCTGTTAATGGAATTGAAATAAACAATAATACAGGAAATCCTGTTGCTTTATTTGGTGCTGGTGGTTCACAAGGTACTACATTTTATGGACAAGCAAATGGTACAGCATTCTCCGCATCAGTAGGATTTACAGGTAGTTTATTAGGAACTGCCTCGTATAGTAACGCGGCTTTATCAAGTTCATATGCTGCCACGGCTACAAGTAGTTCGTTTGCTACAAACGCTACTAGTGCGTCATATGCGCTTAACTCAACATCAGCATCACAAGCAGCTAATGCTACTTCAGCTTCATATGCTTTAACAGCATCATTTGCTTTAAATGGTGGTGGAACTGTAAGCACAGCTTCATTACTAACAACAGCATCAGCAGCAGGTAACGTAATTACCTTTACTAAAGGTGATGGTTCAACATTCCCAGTAACTGTAGCAACGGGTTCTGGTGGTGGAAGTGGTAGTTCATTCCCATTCACTGGTTCTGCTATTATTTCAGGTTCATTAACAGTTACAGGTTCAATTTCATCAAATGTATTAACTGTAACAGCAAGTTTAGGTACAGCATCATATTCTAATTATTCTGGAAGTTTGTTTGTTTTAGATTGTTCTAAAGCTAATAATTTTGCTGTAACATTAGATTCAGCATTTACAACATTAGTAGATGCTATTAATTTCCAACCTGGTCAACAGGTTACTTTAAAAGTACTTCAAACAGCTAGTGGATATAATCCAATAACAACTAACTTACAATTAAATACTAATATTTTATTCCCTTCAGGTTCAGGTAAATACCAACCTTCAACTATAGGAAAAACAGATACATTAATATTCAACGCTTATGATACAGGTTCATTATACTACCAATATGCTAAAAACTATATTACTGCCTCTATTGTAGGTGGGGGGTTTGTTGATGCTGCTGGAGGACAAATATTCATTTCAGGTTCAACAACATATCACGTGTTTACAGGTTCAGGCACTTTTGCTGTAATCGCAGGTGGTCCTATAGAATTATTTGCTGTAGCTGGAGGTGGTGGTGGAGGTTCTCGCGCCGGTGGTGGTGGTGGCGGTGGAGGTGTTGTATACATACCTATAGCTGCTGGTAAAACTGTAGCTTCAGGTTCTTATACAGTAACTATTGGTGCTGGAGGAGCAGGTGCTATTGATGGTGTTTCAGGTAATGGAACAAATGGAGGTAATACTGTATTTACAGGTAGTGGATTTAGTATAACCGCTATTGGTGGTGGTACAGGTGGTGGTTTTCCATATATTGCCGGAACTGGTAATGGAGTAAACGGAGGTTCTGGAGGCGGAGGACAACAATTCTCTTCTACAGTAACAGCAATAGGTTTACAACCAACGGCTTCTGGAGATTCAGGAACTTATGGATATGGAAATGATGGTTGTCCAGCCTCAACTGGTGGTGGTGTAGGTGGTGGAGGTGGAGGTGCTATTTCAGCATCTGTAGATAAAAACGGTGGTGCTGGTTATACCTATAATTGGAGTGGTTCATCTCTTCCTTATGGAGGTGGTGGAGGTGGAGGTAACGCTTGTGGTGATGGTGGAACAGGTTCAGCAGATTCAAGTGCTGGAAAAGGAGGTGATTGTAACTTACCTGGTAATACTGGTTCAGTAAACCGAGGAGGTGGAGGCGGAGGCGGTGGTGGTAGTAACCAAAATGGTGGTGCAGGTGGTTCTGGAGTACTTATTATTAGTTACCTAAATAGTTAATCATATGAAAACGTGGGCAAAATTAAATAACGATAGAATAGTAACAGATATAGTTGTTGCTGAGGAAAACCAAGTAGTATCAGGTATACTAGGACATCCAATGAATTTTATAGAAACATCACCTACAGCCGAATTTAGAAAAAATTATGCGGCTGTAGGGTATTACTATGATATAATGAGAAATACTTTTATTCCTCCTAAATCATACCCTTCTTGGGTATTTGATGAGGAAAAGTGTATCTATAAAGCACCTAATAATCCTCCTAGTGGATGTAATCCTTATGATTGGAATGAAGAAACCCAAACTTGGGATGAATTAATATTTCAATAATGAATAATACAGACACACTAGCAAATACATTTACTATAGGCGGTGTATTTTCGTATATAATGCACTTCAGTGCTGAATTAACGGTACTTGTATTGTTAACAGGTTTAATACTTAATATACTTAGGATTTACGATAGATTCAAAGGTAAAAAGGAAAAATAATATGCCAATATACTTAGGAAATCAAGAATTAGGAACACAATATGTTGATTCTTATCCTTTAGGGAAAATGTATTTAGGTACTAACCAAGTAAATGATGGGGATAACGGAAGTATTTTTTCAAGCAATTTAGTAGGTAATTTTAATACTTGGGATACAACATCATATCCAGGCTCAGGTTCTACTTGGACTAATTTAGATATTGGGGGCGGTAATATAAATTTATTAAATTCGCCTACATTTACTCAAGGACAAGGTTATTATCCTACTAACTACTTTACAATGACTACATCAAGTTATGGTTCAGGTAGTTTAACTGGTATTGCTCCTCCTGACATTCTTATGATACAGGCGTGGGTATATACTCCAGGACTAGATGATAGTTTAGGATTAATACATTTAGGTGATCCTAATATTTCGTTAACTCATTATTTTGGAATAGGTGTTCGTGGTAATGGGAATATGGCTGTATATTTTTATAATGAGTATTTAGGTTGGTCATCATCTAACACATTAAATCAATGGGTGAATATAGCTGGTACTTTAATTTTAGGAACTACAACTTCTACTATTACAGGATATGTGAATGGAGTAAGTGTAGGTTCTACTACTCTTGCTAAAAATCCATATAACGGTAATGGACAAATTATTGTTGGAAGTAATGCAGGAACTTATAGAGTAGGACAAGTATTAGTTTCACCAAATAATGATGATGTTAATGGTACTGTTATTTATCAAAATTATTATGCTACTAAACAATATTTTGGATACTAATGGCTAAAGTTAAATTAGGTACAATAGTAAAATTTAAGCCTAAAAACAAAAAGAAGGGCCAAGCGTCTAAAACACCTGGCCCTAAAGCAACACCTGTCTCTAAATACAGAGGACAGGGTAAATAATTATTTTTTACGTTTACTAACTCGTGTTTTAGGTACTCTACCTAATGGCATTGAACCTTGTATAACAGTAGGTGTTGGTTTACTAACTGCTTGTATATATGATTTACCATCACCTGTAACGTGTTTGGGTTTTAAAACCTCAACGTGTAATGCTGAAGTAACACCTATTAATGTTTGCTCTGTCAACACGTTTAATTGCCCGCCAGTACAACAATCATTTAAATAAAATAACATCCACCCATCATTAAAACATTCCATATAAAATACATTCATACCCTGAGATATCATACCATATAAATGATAAAAATGTGAATTTTCAATCATTATTCCGGTTTGTTCTCTATTATTTTCCTTAATAGATAATTCCTTAGCTACATTAAGGTAAACATAGTAATCTTTACCCTCATTGTCTTTAGCTACAAATGAGATAGGTGCTGAATCTGGAGATGCTACCTCATAAGATGTAAATCGCTCTCCTAAAAAGTCGTGGAATATTTTTGCTTTTTCCTGGTTTGAAAATGTTGTTTTCATATGTTGAATATACATACGAACAAATTTCCTTCCAATTTAACTTGGAGAAACATTATTCTTTATTTATCTTCCAATACGTATTACCGATACCAATAATCCCAATGCTACACCATTGTATAAGATATTCGGGGAACAGAGATTTTTAGCGAAGTGTAGTTCGCTGTTTATCGAAGTTCCCTATTTTTTTTGACAACTATATAAAAAACAAATAATATGACTACACGTAAATCATTTCCAGTTTATTTAAGCTGGGCAGGCCCAATTGAGATGTTATCAATTGAAGAAAAAGCACAATTATTAGATAATTTAATGCTGTATTATCAGGGTGAAAAACCTGAATTAAACACTCCTATGTTAACTATGTTCTGGAAGTCTATAGAACATTTTCTAAAAGACAGTGATACTGCTTATAAGAATAAAGTTGAAGGAGGTAAAACAGCAGTTATTAATAGAGAACGGAACCGTAAAGTGAAATACGATACCGTAAATGAAATTGCGGTGCCGCACGATATCGTAATTCAAGATGCGATACCGCAAATCGATTTACGAAACCGTGTGTCGAAGGACAAGGATAAGGGTAAGGTAAAGGATGAGGATAAAGCGAATGTAAATGATGAGGTAAAATATAATGTTAACGCTAATGTTAAAACCCATAATACATCATCTATTCCGGGTGTTTATAAACTACCAATTAATGTATTCGATGAAATGTTTAATGACATTTAATTTTAACACTCAGGCAATATAGTTATTATAGATGAATGAATATGAATTAACAGATGAGGAAAAACGCGATATGATTAATATCGCTATTACCAAGCATTATAAAAAGATGTTACAAGATGAAAAGAGGATAACATCATATAATTATCATCTATATTCAGATTTATTAAGTTTCTGTATGGAGCAGTTTTTAAGTAAGAAATCATTAGAATATCAGTATAAAGTAACTGTAACAGATGATGCAATATTAAATTATATGGGTAGAGCAATGTCATTAAATCTCAGATCAAGTACATCTCCATACTGGAGCCATATTCGAAGAGATAGTTACAATTTTAGGGGGATTTATCTCGCGGAAACTGATAAAGCATATATTAACGGAGATTATGATGAAATAGAGATTAATGAGGATGACAATTATAATTGTATGATAATCCAGCTTAACAAGTTAAACTTTTATCTTAAACCCTTAATTATTGACTATTATATCCAAGGTATGACTTATATGCAACTAAATAAAAAATATGGTATATCACTTAAACATCTAAAGACAGCAATAGAGGAAGGATTAAATATTATTAAAACCGAATGTAAAAAATCACAAACATTATGATCCATTTATTTATATTAACCGCAGTTTTATCATCAGTGATAACAATTGCCATCCCACACACTGTAGTGCTTATAAGACAATATAAAACGCATAAACAACGTAAATTAACATCACTAATAGCGGCTGAGGTATCCAAACAATTAAAAGATATAATCAATGATTGAATCAATTGTAGGTATAGCATTATTAGCTAACTTTATAGCGTGGCAATTTTCACCAATTCAGGAACTAAAAGATATGCTTAAATTATATAATTTGCCTTGGTACTTTGGTAAATTATTTTATTGTCACATCTGTTTAGGATTATGGATTGGATTAATTATGACACAATCTTTATGGCTAGGTTTGGTAACTTCATATCTGGCCCATATATTCAAGTGGATTTATGATTTAATAGAGAAGAGTTATGAATAAAGAACAAAAACAAGCCTATATGAAAGTGTATAATGCTACACCTGAGGCAAGAGCAATGCAAAAACGTTATTACCAAACACCTAAAGGTAAAACAACTCACAGACAAGGACAACACCACTATTATAATAAAATTAAAGGTGTATATGGTTGTTTTGATGGCGAAACAAATGAATGTTTATATGTTGGAGGTAGTAAAGCAGTTAATGGCAGAATTAATAATCACAGATACGCTACTAATAATTTAGATAAAGCAGCTAAACATCGTCCTTCACATTTAGCTTTATATACAGAATTATCTAAGCACAATTCATTAGTTTGGAGAGTAATTGAGGAATGTGATGTAGAAATGATTAAAACATTAGAAAAACATTATATAAGTATATACAATCCAATTTATAATATTCATAACAGTGATAAATTTTAACGAACAATTAAGTCAAACAGATGCTCAATGGATACTTGAGGAAGTAGTACCTAAAGCAACATACAGAATAGACCATAAAACATTAGGATGGTGGAGAGATGCTCATAATAAAGCATTTAAAGAACA